CACAGCAATAGAAAAAGAGTTATCATGTTCATTTGTTTTTAAGTACTATAAAGATCAATATGATAATAAGAAATATGTTGAACTAGTTTAACAAAATACTCTAGCTTTGAACCTTCAAGCTCAAGAATTGCAAAACAGTGTTGAACAACAAAAAGTTTTAGCTAAAGCTGCACTTGAACAATTAAGTATTTTAAAAATTGAATTTAATAACAATATTGTTAAATCAAGACCATTACTACAAATAAAAGATTGTGGACATCAGCAATTTGCAATTATCAGTTCGGAAGGAATCGCCAATAATATTTCTCTGTCAATTGATACAACTATGGTCAGTTTAGAAATAAATCACATTCAATGTGTGTTACCACAGCAAAAAGAATTAGATATAAATAATATTTTTACGTTTACTTCTTTAAAAAATATTATTGGAAATAAAACATACCATTTTAAACTAACTCTAGTTTATGACACAGCAATAGAAAAAGAGTTATCATGTTCATTTGTTTTTAAGTACTATAAAGATCAATATGATAATAAGAAATATGTTGAACTAGTTTAACAAAATACATACTTATGCAAACTATTAAGAAATCAATTTTTTTAGATTTAATTAATTCAGAAATTAGCAAACTACCTGACTATGATTCAAGCATAAAAATTATTGATATTTCAGTTGATGCAAATGGACTAATTAATTATTTCTTACCTAATCAATTTGAAATAAACAAAGTTCTTATTGCACGAGAATATGTAGAGCGAGTTGAACATTTATTCAACTATAAATATTACAAACTTATCTAATAATACCCAGCTTCACTAAACCACCCATCAAAATCATCAGAGTTCATCTCCATCTCTTCACGAGATGGAAGTGCCATAAATTCAATTGGACTTGATAGGTGCAAACTGGCAAACCATCCTAATATCATTGCCACTGCACCATCACCATGACGATACAACTCAGGGTCTTTAATATCCTTAGCGCGTGCTTTTGATACCATATAAATGCCGTCCACCTCTTCAATTGCAGAACAGTCATTCTTCAAATCAGCATCAATTGGCAGATCAATCATATCTTCTTCAAATGCAGTGACCAATTTTGGAGTCCACAAACCATACCACGCACGACTAAGTTTGATTTGATGCACCATATGCTCACCGTATTTCTCAGCAGTGTTTTCAGCTAATGTTTCTCCATTACCAGTCGCATCCATTGCGATACCACCAAAGCGTGGCAAACGATCCAACATATACCAAAGAACTTTTTGCTGTAACCTAGATGGGACTTTGTGCATCTCAATCACAAATGGGGCGATCCGTCGTAAATCTTGAGCAATGTAGAATGGCAGAATAAAACTAAAGTCACGATGACGCGCATAATCTTGTCCAGCGCAGTGCTGTTTAGTTCTATCTAGTTTTTGCAGTTCTGGTTCTAAGTTTAAACGCAGAACGGTTCTAGCCTCTGTCATTGCACGCTCAACCCAAAGCGTAGGCAAACATACTGACGATCCGTCACGAGGGATGGCATCAAGTTCCTCACGCATTGCAGCCTTTCGACTGCCATAAGCTTTACGAATTTTTTTATACCATTTCTCTTTGCCTTCAAGCGTTGCTTCTTTGCCTTGCATAAAGCAGACACGTTCATACAAGCCATTGACAACAGCATCGTCAAAAGTCACTACATGGACTTTAGCATCCTCTCCAAAAACACCATTTTCAATATCTTTAACAAACTGGTTGAAAGGATTGTTTTTACCATTATGTGAACTAATAACAGAGATACGACCACCCCAAATGAGTAGTGCTGTTGCTGCCTCCATTACACCTTGTACATTTGGGTGAAAGGCTGCTTCATCAATTACAACTTTACCTTGTAAACCACGGATGTTTTCAGGACGACTGGACAAAGCCACAATCTGAAAACCACTAGCATATCGAATACGGTAAGCCGTTATCTGCCGTGTTTCCCCTTTGTCATTTTGATCTTCAAAGAGAAACTCTTCAATCTGAACAATTTGACCCTGTGCTTCAGCTATTACTCGTGAAAACTTGGCACAGTAGCCAATAAACTCAAGACCTTTCTCTTTAGTATCACCAATATAGTAAACACTCATGCCCCCAGCATCTTTACTCGCAGCGGCAGTAAAAACAGCATCAAAGCTCTCAGCGAAAGTAATCCCTGTACGTCGACCTTTCGGACACGCCTTAATATCTGTCTTAATCTTTAACCATTCGACTTGGTGTTTCATTAAAACACCTTCTTCAAAAGGATTGAGATTGTTAGGCAAATTACGGGCACGCTCTGGAAGTTCATCCCAGTCAACGATCCGTACAGTGTCCGTGCGAGACTTCAATGCAGTCATTATTTAATACCTAATACTTTTTCACGCCAGAACTGAATTTGATCTTCACCCATACCTTGTGCAACTGCGGCTTTCTGTAAGTTTGCATCCTGTTCTCGCAGCAGCTCTTCACGCGCTTGGCGGCGAATCTCATCTCGATTTTCCATTGCCTTAGATTTAGTCATAATCGCTGCACGTGCAGCACGTGCTAAAGCTCCCACATCATCAATACCCATTTGTGGCTTGAGCGGATCATCACCAGTATTGGTCAACTCGTCCATTGCACGCTTGGTGACAACAGCTTGAACCGCTTGAGCAAGCAACATACCGCCTTTATCATCAGGATCTTCACCAAATTCTTTAACCAAAACTTCTGACATAGCAGCAATTTGACGAAACTCTTTAGCTTCAGCGATGTAGTTCTGTTTTTCTCGCCCAAGTGCAGAACGGCTAGGAATGCAATCAGCTGGAAATTCAGCACGAATTTCATCCAACATTTCATTCAATGTCAGTTTATCTTCTTCCAGCATCCTATAAATGAACTGACGCTGTTCATCAGTTAGATTGCGCATAAAAGACTTAGACATGCTTCACCTATCCAGCAGAAGGACGTTTTACGCCATGTGTGAGAACAAGACCATTTGCAACATCACAGCCACGCTCAGTCAGCTTAACGACCAACACTGAATCTAAATTTTCTTCAATCACAATTAAACCTTGTTCAGTTAACCAATTCAGTTGAGTACGTAATTGATCTCGACTAAAACCATGTCCATAACGAGTGATAAAACTATGCAACACTGAAGAATTAGAACGGTACTGCGGCATTTCAGACAACGAGCGCAATACAACCAAACGCATATCTTCAATTAAATGATCTTTGAAACTCATGTTTTAATCCTTAGTATTCAGTAGATAATCATTCACGCGGTCTACCGCTTTGGCTAAAGGGGATATAACATCCTTTAACCCCGCAACTTGCTCCTTGAGTGCTTTCATATCACCAGCCATATCACTAATTACAATGTGATCAGGCATATTACGAACACGTTCTTCAACTTTAGTTAGACGCTCTTTTGTTTCCTGTAATTCCTTATCCTTAGCTGTTTGCCTATTTGAAACAAACACATAAACGCCAAGCCCGAAATTGCATAAAAAACTAATGAGACTTAAAGCAATGACTAGATAAGTTGGCTGCATTATTTCCCTCGGCTTTGATTAATAAAACGACCAATAAAGCCAAGTAATGCGAGTACAGCAGTAACTTTTGCTTGAGATGCTTCAGGGACTAATGCGAGTACTTCTGGTGGAATTCCAGCTACAGAAACATAAGCGATCAAACCAAATGCCCACGTAGAAATCCATTTCCATGCGGTATGCCAATTTTTGACAAAAAATCTATTGTTCACACTGAGTTCACCTAAGATTGACTTTAACATTTGTTCTTGTTCAGCAATCTTTGCTTGAAGTTCTTCAACAAGTTTCTGATAACGATCAGCTTGTTCTAATTGTTTTTGCTTTAACTCTGCAAGAGTCTCTGGTTTTTCTTCTTTGAACTGTTCCAATTGTTCAATAACAACAGCAGATGTACTAACACTTTTAGGCGATGGAACTAAATTTCGAGGGCGTTTAAATTGAGTTTTTTTCATCGCATATCATCCGCTGCATATTTAAGATTGCCAGAGATACGGTTCATCCAACCTTTACCGAAAGCATTAAAAGTTGAAATACGGGTATAAAATTGGATACGTTCAGCATTGAATAAATTGATCAATGCAAATTGAGGTTGTTTTCGGATTGCAGTAAGAGTTATTGAACCGATGACTCCATCATCCTTAACACCTAAAGCACGCTGTAAAATTTTTCGGGCATTGAGTAAGCCATGATTAACCGCTGCATCGAATAATTGAAATGCAACTGCGAACGGGAAATTGTCACAACTCATAGCATCCCAATACTGATTCTTATAGATTTTTTCGACAATATCAGCAGGAATATTTCGCATTGAACCGCTATAGCCATAATTTCTAGCCACGGCTTTTGTTATTCCAAAATTAGTTTCACCACCAGGATCAGAAGGATGGTCTATATAGCCACCTTCATGCTTTAACACTCGTTTTAGAGCATCTTGAAATGTTTTAGCCACAACAAAAAACCTCATCAAATGATGAGGCTAGTTTGTCTATTTGGTTCTTTTTATATTAGGCGGAAAGGCTTCCGTTTAATTTACTTTAGCACTCACATCATCAAGGCAAGCTTTTTTAGCATCATTAAATGACTCTAAAAACAATTTTTGAGTTCTTAGTTTATATTCAGGAGTATTAGTATCTTTTGAATATTTTAAACTCCACATTTCACGAGCATAAGAGACCATTGCCGTGCAATATCTCAAAGAATTTGCAATATCATTTGTTCCATAAATAGATTCAGCTTCTTCAATAAGTCCATTATATTTTCGACTTTGTGCTGCAACTTCGGGTAGATAATCTAGGTTTACATTGGAGTCTTCAGCCATAAGTTTTTCTAGACGATCAATAAATCTAGTTGTTTGTTCTAAATCCAAGGGTTCATAAATCGGCGGATTTTCTTTAGCCTGCTGCGCTTCAACTTGAGCATCGCCTACAGCAGTAGTGATTTGATCTAATTGTTGATTGTATTCTTTTTGATTATCTTGCTCCTGTAC